TTAATGCTCGTAACTTTGTAGTTCCGCGACTCCGTGGTGTTACTATTGAATCTGATTACGAAGTTGCTAATCAGCGTCGAGTTCTCGTTGCTAGTCAGCGTCTCGGCTTTACTGATATTATTGATGGTGCTACGTCCAAGTGGGCCCTTCAGTATAAAGCATCTTAATAATTATATTATTGGGGAAACAACTGGGGGAGGACTTCTCCCCCAGAAGTTTTTATAAGTTTACTAATTATGGCCGACTTAATTACTATATACGAGTATAAAGACTCTGCAAATATCACTGGTGTTAAAGATGATACCAGAATATCATTATTAGTTACTGCAGTTAGTCAACTTATAAAAACTTATTGTGGAAATTCTTTTGTAGACTACTACTCTTCTGCAAAAACTGAAATATTCAATATTGATTACGACACTCATATTGTTCAGTTATCAGAATCACCAGTAGTTACGGTGAGTTCTGTATATGAAAGAAGCTCTCAAGCGGATTCTTATGTTCTTTTAGAAAAAGAAGGAAGTAATGGAAAGTATGAGTACTATATAGATACTGTTACTGATTCAATTTTTAGAACTAATGATGACCAATATAAAAATTGGGCTAAAGGAGTAGGAGCAGTAAAAGTTACTTATACTGCTGGGTATTCTGATATCCCCGAAGATCTGAAACTAGCTGCTTACGATCTAGTAAATTACTACATTAAAGATGAATATAAAGCGAGAAGAACTATTGCCGGTGCAACAATAGATAATCAAACCAGCAGTACTCTTCGAGGCAATGTAGGATTTCCTGACCATATTAAAAGAGTTTTGGACATGTATAAAATGAAGTAATGGCTATACGCAATACAAAAAAGTTTTTGGCAGACCTACATAGATTTGTAGGTAAAGATGTAAGGCAATCCCTTAATAATTTCTATACTGAAGTAACTATGTCCACAGAAAGTGTAGGACAGGGGTACTTAGAAGGATATCAAAGTCTCTCCAATATTTATGAAGACTATATTGAGATAGATAAAAAGACTTTTGAAGGATTTGCTAGTGTTGCTTTAACTAAGCTATTTGACTATGTAACGGCCGAGAAAACTTGGCCAGTACTTATAGATGGAGTAAGAGGGGGTAGCACTATAACATATGCTGCCAGAAGAGACGTAAAAAAAGCATATACTATTGTTAAAGATTCTGGCGTACAAAGTTTAAATGCTTATCTAAAATCTAAAGGTCGAAGAAAAATTAGAGGTTTAAAAGAGGAGCAGCAGGCCGGAAGAGATATTCGTTCTGCAGTACAATCTGAAGTTGGAAAGTTTAAATCTGGACTACATAGAACTCACCAAAGCATAACAACAGTAGGGGCGGCACAGCTTACCTCTGCTTTATCATTCTTAGATAAAACTCAAGCAATGTCAGGATATGCAACTTCTAAAGAATTTAAGGATGTAATGAAGATCTATGAAGATATTGAATATATCTTTGAAACTACAGGAAGCAAGAGAGAGGGTGGAAAACTAACTATCGGAGAAGACCAGGCAATACAAATTATATTAGGTCCTAGGTCAAGAAATAAAGTTGGAGCAGAACCGACTGACTGGAAAAATGTACGTCCTCAACTAGAACAGTCTATTGCGTCCTACATTGATAAAATCCCTATAGCAGAAAGGTCTGGGTCTAAAACCATACGAGAAACAGCAGAAGATATAGCAGAATATAATATAGTCTCAGAACTAACTAAAGCTAGTAAATCGGTAAAGGCAAAAAATCCAAAGCCAAAAGGAAGAAAACCACAAAAAGTATCTAACATAGTAAAAAATAAAAAAGCTAAATCTACTGCTCCTACAAAAAAAGCCCCGAGAGTATCAAAAACTACAGTACCTACTTCTACTAATATTTTATCTTTAGCAGCTTTAATTAACCAAAAACTTCCGGAGACTATTAGAAAGAATATGAAGCCTCCAGCTTTAACAAATAGGACAGGGAGATTTGCTAATAGTGTAAAGATTATTGAAGCATCTTATACTGCTCAAGGTTACCCTTCTTTTGGCTATACTTATAGGAAAGACCCTTACCAGGTATTTGAACCTTCTATGGGAAACCCTACATGGTCTTCTCAAGAGAGAGATCCAAAAAAACTGATCGACAGATCTATTCGGGAAATAGCCATAGGTATGATGAGTACTAGATTCTTTACAAGGAGATTATGATGGCTGAGAGAGATTTTGCTACACAACGATTAGCTATTGTAGAGGCTCTTGCTACAAAACTTAAAAGTATTAATGGTGCGGGATCTTTTCGCACTAATTTAGATGACCAAGTTTATCCAAGATTAAAATTCTGGGATGAAGTTGAGCAATTTCCTTCTATTCATTTGAATGCTGGAAGCGAAACCCGTTCTTATCAAGGAGCAGGTTTCAAAGATAGATTCTTACTAATAACCATACGCTGTTATGTAAACGAAGATGACGCAGTAGAGGCTCTCGAAGGACTGCTTCAGGATGTTGAAACTGTAATTGAAGAAAATAGCAGATTAACCTATGCTCCAAAATATGGAGTAAGAGGTACAACCCAACAAATATCAATAGTAAGTATTGATACAGATGAAGGCGCCTTAGAGCCTTTAGGGGTTGGCGAAATGATTGTAGAAGTAAGATATTAAGCAGAATTTTTCTGCTTTAAAACTGGAAAACACATATTGTCTTTCCAAGTTATAAAAGGAGACGAGCATGGCTTCTTTATTTTTTAACAGAGACACCAGAGTTTATGTTAAAGATGGCTCGAATATTTGGGAAATCCCAGTCTTGGACGGATTCTCATTTAGTCAGTCTACTAACGTTAACGAAGTAACTCTGAATGAAATGACAAACGCCTCTGGCGTTTCAAGACGCTCAAGACAAATGTTTACCGATTCTTACGCTCCCGCTGAATGGTCTTTTTCAACATATATTAGACCTTTCATCACTACTGGGGCCGATGAGGTGGGCAGAGCAAATAGGAATGGTACTTTAAATCACCACATGGTCGATGAAGCTATGTGGGCGTGGTTTACGGGCAAGCCTACCTATACCGCTACTGATAGTAGTACTGATTCTGCTTGGTCAACAGGCTGGACTCTTGGAACTAGCAATAGCACTTTGTCTAACGCAGGCTCTAACAGAGTAGATCTTAAAACTTTTGATCTTTACTTTGTTTTAGGAGCAAAAGACGATACAGATCCTAGTGGTCCTACTGGTCCTTCTTATACAGATAGCAATACGCTTATCTATAAACTTGAAGGGGCAGTAGTAAATGAAGCAACTATTGATGTAGATATTGATGGTATTGCTACAGTTAATTGGTCTGGTTTTGCTAACCTTATCTCGGAAGAAGCAACTTTTGATGCTTCTACTGCGATTACTGAAGGCACTCTAGATACTGATAACTATATCAGAAATAGATTGACAGCTCTTACTGCAACTAGTTCTGTAAGTGGAAGCTCAAAAAGCTATTCAATGACTTTGACTGGTGCTAGCTTCACTTTTAGCAATAATATTACATTCCTTACGCCAAACACGTTAGGTTCTGTAAACCAGCCAATCGGTCACGTTACTGGTACAAGAAGTATTAGTGGCTCCTTTACTTGTTATGTTGATGAAAGTTCTAATGGTAGTGCAGACTTGTTTGCAGATATTATTGGAGCAACCACTACAGTAACCAACTCTTTTGATTTGGATTTTTATGTTGGTGGCGAAACAGGCACAAACGATCTAAATGCTCCAGGCATGAAGATTTCTATGCCAACAGCTCATCTTGAACTACCTGTTCATTCTATCGATGACGTAATTTCTGTAGAAACGACTTTCCACGGATTACCTAGCGCCATTGGTACTCCAGATGAGTTTGACTTAACGATTGAAGGACCATAATAAAAAATAGTTCTTGACATTTTTGTTGAGTTTTAATATAATATTATGATGATGCAAATGGTGGGAGTAGCATTGCTACTCCCGCTTCTTTTAACAAAAAGGTTTATTCAATGGAAGAAAAAGTTACAAAAAAAGCAGTTTCTTTGTCGTCTCTTATTACGCCAAGTAAAACTGTTGATATCAAATTTCCTGGTTACACAGGGTTTACTGTAAAATTGTGTCATCTATCTAGAGATGAATTAATTAAACTTAGAAAAAAATGTGTAACTACAAAATACAATAAAAAGACTCACCAACCCGAAGAGGTCTTAGATGAAGATACATTCCTTACAGAGTATTGCAACTCTATTATCAAAGGGTGGAAAGGCTTACAGTTTCAATACTTAGAAGAGCTTCTATTAGTGGATACTGAAGGCTTAGACCCCGAAGGAGAACTTGAGTACTCTCAGGAAAATGCTGAAACGTTGATGAAAAACTCTACGACGTTCGACACTTGGGTTACAGAAACAGTAGGTGATCTAGAAAATTTTACGAAAGCCAAGTAGAAGAAATACTTGGCAATGTTCGCAAATACTTTAAGCAATCTAAAGATGTAAGTATTGAAACTTACCTAAAGATTTGCGAACAGCTAGGTCAAGAGCCTGATCCACAAAAGATGCCGCTCACTATGGGAGATTTTCCTCCTGAAGTGCAAGTGGCATTTTTTATATATAACTATCTAAGCGATAGGTGGGAGGGAATGAGCGGCTCTTATATGGGCAAGGATTGGTCCAATATACAATTTTTATTTGACTTATATCAAGTAGACAATCCCAAAGAAACATATTTCTTTGCAAAACTTATAGAAGCTGAGGCAATCAGTTTTTACTCAGAAGAAGCAGAGAAAAAGAGAAAAGCAGAAGAAAGAAAAGCAAAAAGTTCTGCAGGGCCTGGTAAATCTTTTACTTATAATGTACAGGGTTAGGCTTTTGAAAAAATATGGCTAGAACAGCAAAAGTTACAGTAATTATCGACGACAACGGCACTATGCGCCTTACAGAGGCTAGTGCTAAAAAGCTTGGAAAGAGTCTAGATAAGGTATCTAAAAGTGCTCATGATGTAGACCGTGGTATGCGCGGTACGGCACAAATGTCGTCAAATTCTACAAAGAATTTTGCAAAGCAATCTCAGATGATGGGAGGAGTTCTTGTTCCTGCCTATGCTGCTCTTGCTGCTCAAGTTTTTGCTTTGACAGCAGCTTTTCGCTTTTTTCAATCTGCCGCTGACCTTAGAGTTTTAGAACAAGGACAATTAGCATATGCGGCTTCCACAGGTGTTGCCCTTGGTGCTATTACTAAATCATTACAAGATGCTACAGATGGACAGCTTAATTTTAGAGATGCAGCTCAAGCAGCTTCTATAGGTGCTGCTGCAGGATTAAGTGCTACAACACTAAAGAGATTAGCAACAGTGGCAAAACAAGCCTCTGTAGCCTTGGGCAGAGATTTAACTGACTCTTTTAATAGATTAATAAAAGGTTCTATTAAAGCTGAGCCAGAACTTCTTGATGAATTAGGTATTATTGTAAGATTAGACGATGCTGCGCAAGAATATGGCCGTTCTATAGGTGTAGCAGCAAAAGACTTGACAACTTTTCAAAAGAGTCAGGCAGTTGTAAATGCTGTACTTACTCAAGGTGAGAGTAAGTTTGGAAAGTTTAATATAAAAGTTAACGAAGTAAATAGGGCAGGAAAAGCTTTTAATGACCTATTGATAAATCTTCAAGAAAGTATCGCTCCTTTTGTAGAACTTTTAGCTAAAGCTGTAGCTCAAAGCGGGCTTTTTGCAGCAGCAATAGCAGGTTTTGCTTTTGCTGGTCCTATACGTTCTATGTTACCCGATATTCGTCCTGCTGGAGGATTGAATAAGGCAGATATAGGTAAATCTATTGTAGACTTAGGCTATACAGGCAAGTTTAAAGATAAACTTTCCACAGGTGAATTCACTGGTGCTGATTTAGATAGAATTCAAAAATCAGTGAATGCTGCAACCTCTAGTGTAATACAAGGCGGCAAAGATGCTCAGCAGGCAGTTGGAAGAGCAGTAGGGGCCGCTAGAGCTTCTATCCTTTATGATGTTGGAGTAATGCAAGGTGGATTAACTGGTTTCTTTACTAAACTAGAGGCTCAATGGATAGCTGCTACGGCACAAGGAACTGGAGCATTTACGAAAATTAAAGCTGCTGGATTAATTACTGCAACAGTTCTTGGAACCGCATTCGCAACTCTATTTAATGTTATAGCTATAGCAGGACTATTATATACTCTTGGAGAGTTAGCTGTAACTTGGATAAAAAGTTTAAGCCCTTTAGCAGACTATAAAGAGCAGCTAGATAATTCAACGCAATCATTAGAGGCTCAAAGAAAAGAAGCAATAAAAGTTGCTAGCGTTATGAAATATACTTCTCAAACAATAAGTCAAAGAGCCGTAGCTATATCTGAATTTTCTAATTCAATAGCATTTGCAGCTCCTCCTGGACAATTTTTAGAAAATTTTCTAGACCAAGGAGACTTACAGCAAAGATTAGATACTGCCGAAGCTGCTACTAGAACATTTTTCAGTAGAATAGCCTCAGGAGTAACAGGTGGAGGGCTTTTAGGGGCATCAATAGGATCAATGTTCGGAACTGGTGTTCTGCCTGGAATAGGAACCGGTATTGGTGCAACAGTTGGTGCGCTTACAGGTGCTATCACAGGAGGTGTTGCTGCTTGGGCAAGCTATACTAATCAACATGAAAAAGCCCAGGCTGCAATCAAAGTAACAGACGACGAAATACAATTTTTAACAAATACTCTCAATCTTTTAAACACAAACAAACAAATGTTTTCAGATAACAAGGGTTTTAGTTTTTCGGAGGGTGCTATCAACGATATTGGAGCAGCAACCAAAGTATTTGATCAATTTTTTAAGGAAATTGAAGGCGGGAAACCCCCAACAATAGAAACTACTGAAAAAATATTAAACCTTATAGCTGTTTTAACTAAAGATGGACTAGCTGGACTTGGAGAAGGCACCAAAGCCGCTGCAGATTACGCAAGAACACTGAAAATAGGGGCCGACGCTAGCCAAGCATTTTATAAATCTCAAGTTGATGCTGCTACTGCTTTAACAAAGGGAGATATTCATAAACAGTCTAGAGATAATTTAAAGGCGGTCCTAGATGCTCTAAACAAAGAGTTTGAAGTTACTAAACAAGTTGGTAATGTAGTAGGAGATCAGTTAAAACTAATATTTGGAGATAAAGTATACGACTCTTTAAAGGACTCCGAAGATGCGGCAGGGGCTTTTACAAAGAAACTCACTGATCTTCGGAATGTATACGTAGCCTTTAGAGCCGATCAAATTGCTGATGACATAAAAGCTTCAAGCCGTGATACTACAATGGCAAGTTTATATATGGACACCTCTAGTAATAAAATAGCAAGAAACGATTTAGCTTTACAACAAAATATTGATAATATAATGGCAGATATACGTCAAAAGAAGCTAGATAAACTAAATCTTGAAGCAAAAAGCGTAGAAGAAAATGAAGACGACTTAGCCTTATTAAATCACCAAATAGATAGATTAGAGAAAAAAATAGAAAATTTAAAAGAAGCAAATATTTATGCAAACGATCAGATTAAATTTCAAGAGAGATTAAATGCTTTACAACAAGAAAATAATTTACAAAATAATGACATAAAAATAAAGCAACTTGCTTTAGATAAAAGAATGTATGATTTTGGGGTTAAAAGTGCTGATCTTGCAGTTGAGGAGGCTAACGCTGCTGTAGAACAAAATCAAAGAACTATAGACTTATATGCGAATCTGGAAGAAATAGCTGACAAAGAACAGCAGATACTAGATACTGCTAGAAATCAAGTAGGAGTTTTAAATGCTCAAGTTACAGCAGCAGAAAGAAATGTGGAAATTGCTAAAGAAGAACTTAGAATAAGACGTCTAATGTTAAATACAGATATAGCTAGAGAAGGCAATAAACAAGAGAGACTACTTGTAGAAGCTTCTATACTACCTTCCAGGGTAAAGGAAGAGGCTTTAGCACAATTACAAAAACAAGATCTTTTATTACAAGCAGAGCAACTACTGGTTGAGTCTAAAAAACAAGGAATTTTACCCGAACAAAGAAAACACCTAGAGATCCAAGCACAGAACTTAAAAATGGAAGCTGATTTAGTAGAATTAAGGTTAGGTAGAGCCTATCAATTGTCTCAAGAACTTTTAAAAGAGACTGAGACTGGGATGAGCAATGTATTACAAGCTGCTTTTATGGGTGACTCTGTTGGTGATGCGGCATTAATCTTTATTCAGTCTTTCGCAAAGGCTTTAAATGATGCAGTAACAAAAGCTCTAGTAGATGCTATGATGACTTCAAAAGTCGGTAAAGGAATTATGGGTGGAATCATGTCTATTGGTTCATCATTGTTTGGAGGTGGTGCCAGGTATGGAGGAATGTTTACACAGGCTCGTTATGGAATGATGCCCGCCTACGCGGAAGGAGGAGTATCTAGAGGCAGAGACTCTGGGTATCCTGTGATGCTCCACGGTACTGAAGCTGTAGTACCTTTACAAGACGGAAAGAATATTCCTGTAAAAATGACAGGAAATAGTGGAAATACAAATAATGTATCGGTAAATGTTACTGTAGCGAACGGACAGGCAACTACGCAAGTTAGTTCTAAAGATTCTGAGCTTAGAGCAAGAGCATTTGGTCAAGCTCTGTCAGAGGCAGTAAAACAAGAAATTATTATTCAAAGCAGAGAAGGCGGTCTTCTTAATAGGATATAATTATGGCTTTAGGATTTACAATACCACAAGCAGCAAGTTATAATGCTACAGGATCTGATATTCAAGTTATTCCTGACAATGTGATGGTTAGACAATCAGTGCCTTCTGTACTTATAGCAAAATTTGGTGATGGGTATGAACAAAGATCGGCAAATGGTATAAACTCAATTCAGGAGTCTTATAGTGTTAGTTTTGCTACTAGACAAAAGTCTGAGATTGATGATATTATCGATTTCTTAGACTCTAAAAAAGGCGTGACTTCTTTTAATTTCACAGTTCCAGATACAAATGGAACCAATAATGAAACAACAGTAAAAGTAGTCTGTCAGGAATATAGTACTGAATTTGTAAATTCAAATTTTTATTCTTGTAGTGCAACTTTGAGAAGAGTGTATGAATCATGACAAATTTAATTGCAACAGATGCAGCAAAGCAAGAGCTAGACTCTCTTCTATATTTTTATGAAATAGAAGCATCTTCTAGTACTACTTTAAGATACCATCCTGGATTAAACGCGTCATCTTCAAATTTAGGATGGTATTCTTACTCTAGTCCTTATTCTTCTGTTACTTATACTGCTTTGCCCATTTCAATGGACGGAGAAACCAGACAGGCTATGGGATCAGAGAGTAGGCCCACACTTAATATTGGTACTATTGCAACTACATTTTCTTCTGATTTAGCTGGTGCAAATATTTATGCCTATGATGATTTAGTAGGGAAAAAGATTACTAGAAGAACAACTCTTGCAAAATATATAAATGGAGGATCTGCAGATACAGGAAGTGGTTCAGCTCCAGTAGAGTTTCCAAAAATGACTTATCTTATAGAAAACATTATAAAAATGGATAATACTTCTGTAGTTTTTGAACTAGCATCGCCTTTTGATACTCAAGGAATTACTATTCCACATAGAAGAGCTACAGCAAATCTTTGTTCCTGGATTTATAAAGGAGTAAATTTAGCAAATGTTGGGGGAGAGTACTCTGCTTGCTACTGGTCAGATACGGGACAATGGAAACTAGATGGCTATACACACTCCGTTTATTTTAATGAATTAGATGAACCTATTGTACCTTCAAGTACGTCTTTTACCTCATATACTAGCGGGGCTGTTACAAAGAATAGTTTTTATTCTACTTCAAGCACAGAAACTAGAATAGGCACAGACGGAAGTTCAAGCTCTCAAAGTATCTCTAATTACTGGCAAGCAGTAGCTGATAACAATACTCCTGGTACACCTTCAGATTCAAATACTGCGTTTAGAAGAGTAAGAGTTTACTCTACATACAGTAGTAGTGCTACTTATTATACTTATCAAGATACTCAACACAATGACTATGTAATAAATTCAAATAAAGTATGGAAGGTAACTTCCTCTATATCTGGAGAAGAGCCTGGATTTAATGCTTATTGGACTCCTGGAGATGTATGCGGTAAGAAACTAAATTCTTGTGCTTCTAGATTTGCTTTTAAGCCCATATCTTCAGGATCTTCAAATCAGTTGCCAAGTGTAGACAAAGATACCACAAAAATTTTGCCTTTTGGAGGTTTCCCAGGATTAGCAAGAAAGTATTTAAGATGAAAGAATTAATAGATCAAATAAAAGAGCACTTTGATTCTGAATACCCCAATGAGGGGTGTGGCTTAGTTATTGATAAGGGTACAAACGATTTTGAATGGATACCTTCAAAAAATATTTCAGAAGACCCAGAAAATTCATTTGAGCTAGAAGAAGATGTTTATGTGTATCACCTTCTTTACTCTAATATTGTAGCAATAGTACATAATCACGTAGACTCTGATAGCAAGCCTAGTCAAAAAGATATAGATAGCTGTCAGGCTTTAAAAATACCTTTTTGGATTTTTAGTTATCCCAAAATGAAACTTACTACAGTTTATCCGGAGAAATAAATGACAACTAGATTAGATATTAGTAGACATAGAGCAACCCACCCAGGCTACTTAGATTCTATTCACAAATTTGGGTCAAATCCTGCTATTGGCACTTCAGCAGAAAGTATTTGGTCTAATGGAGGTTTATACCCCTGGAACTCATTTCCTGCTACTATTTATTTAACAGGCTCTGATTCTGGCACAGTACAAGTTATTGGCCTAGATTCAAACTATGATGACTACTCAGAAACTATAGCTATTGGAAGCAGTAGTAGTCAAACTTTTTCTAGAGTGTTTAGAATGAGGTCGAATATTACTAATACTGCCGCAATTTATGCCAGAGCGGGTAGCAGCTCGGGCACTATTATAGCTTCAATCGATGCTGGCAAAGCCCAGACTCTTATGAGTATATATACAATTCCTAGAAATAAGGTAGGATACTTAGTCAGATATACAGCAGGATGTGGAAATAATGATAGTATATTGCTGGAGCTGTTTACTAGAGATTTCGGCTCTGTGTTTCAAATTAAAAGCCAAATGTCCATATTGCAAACTACAATAACACAAGATTTCTTTGCTCCTCTTAGATTAGAGGAAAAAACAGACATAGACTTTAGAGGAACTTCTAATCAAAATTCAAATAATGTAGTTATTTTGAATTTTGATCTAATCTTAGAGAATTCATAATGAAAAGAACCATATATTTTACAGGAGAACTAAAAGATAAGTTCGGAGAAAAAATAGTTCTTGACTCTGATAACCTACAAGATGTAGTAAAGGGTATAGAAGCTAATAAACCTGGCTTTAGAAAGTATCTTATAGATTTAGCAGACAGAGAGTTAGATTTACGAGTATACAATGGAGATAAATATCTTGATAAAGAAGAAGCTCCCTTATTTCCTCTTAAAGAGGGCGATGTTATTTTAAGCATAGCTCCTGCCGGAGCAAATTTTCTTAAAACTATTGGAGGTGTAATACTGACTGTAGTAGGTTTTGTAGTTACTCCTTTTGCTCCAGGGTTAGGACAACTATTAGTTGGATTCGGTACCGGATTGATTACTCAGGGAATTGCTGAATATTTAGCTCCAGAAGCAAAAGAACAAATGAACCCTGATGATACTTATATATTTAATGGGCCACAGAATAGATTTTTAGCAGGCCAGCCAATTCCCATAGTTTATGGAGAAATAAGATTAGGAGGGCTTCCAATAAATATTCAAACTGTTGGGCAACGTTTTGATGGAATAGAAACTGAAATGGATTCACAAGGCAATATTTATTTATCGAGAGCATAATGGCATTAAGACCTACATATAGTACAAATCTAGGATTATTAACGGGAGAAGCTTCTAGACAAACAGTATCCGTTTGGGATGCTATTTGCGAAGGGCCCATAGAAGGCCTTGTAGATGGTAATGCTTCCGTATATTTAGATAACGATCCAATAGTGGATAAAAATGATGAAACCACTACTACTAAAACTAATCAGGTATATTCTAATAGTGGCAAAATTACTTTAACCAATGGCAGCGATCAGGGAGTTTTAGTTAATGATCCTGGAGTAGATCAGGCATATCGTAAAGGTGGCTTGATTATGATAAACAATGCTGCTACATTTACTGGATGTGCAGGCTCTAAAGGGTCCACAACTCTTACTCGTACAGGAGGGCCTGTTTTTACTCAGGCATTAGCAGATATGCTGTATCTCTATGGACGAGGGGCAGCGAGAATTACTATTTCTGGTGTTGGAAGTACAGGAGGCGGCAGAACTTATACTATAACGGAATTTGTAGATTCAAGTACTATAAAAGTAAATTTTTCTCATGCGGTCGATTTTTCTGGAAAAGATGCTATATTATCTTTTATGTTATATATAGAAGATACCTCTGGAACTGATACTTTAGATTTTTCTACTAATTGGGGCTATACAACCGGAGACTATAATTTTATTTGGCAGAGTTTAAGTATGGCAGATCCTGCTGTGTTAGCACAACTTAATGGATATGGATCTACTAAAAAATATCAAAGAAGTACTGTACAATTCAGAACGGGTAATCCGGATCAGGAACCAATAAAAGAAATAGGTTCTTTACACGGCAATTCTATAAGTAGAACCACTTCGCTTAATAGAGTACTAGATTTACATACTGATTATTATCAGTACTATCCTGATGATAGCAGGTCTAATTCAGTAAGTGAACATACAAATACTCAGGGTACAGATTCTACTTATATTATTGATAGTGTGTCGGACTTAGGTCTGACTAACTCTCAAGAAGTAGATGAAATTATTTTAACTTTTGAGTATCAGGCTTTATATACTCAACATTATGAAAGCGGTTCTCAAAAGATAGACGGATATGCTGCTTATGAGGTTACTTTTTCTTTTAGTAGAGATGGAGGTAGTACTTATACCGATGTAACTCTTCCTTATATAGAACACAGAGGAAAAGCAGTTCAAGCATTTGTAAAGGATGAAAATATAAACTTAGAATCATTTCAACCTTTTGACAGGTGGAAGATAAAAGTAAAAAGGGTTACTGCACCTGGGGGAGCTTACTATCCCCCAGATAGATGGTTTAATAATATAGCTGGAAAATACAGCTCCAGTGTAAGAACAGACACTAGTCAGCCAGAATTTGAAAGTTTGTGGGGAAGAAGAGTTTATGCAACATCTCAAATTTCTACT